ATGCCATTCTCATACGGGGTTGTTTTTAAGTTTCTCCCTAAACTTAAAAGAAACTTAGTAATTACATTGCATCATCCTAGAAGGAGATAAGATGAACAACGCAACACGCAAGAAGAAGAACCAGCTAGGTATGCATCCTAGTACCGCCAGTAACCGACTTTGCAAGGACCTGATATGGGACTTTGTAGTTAAAACAGAACAAAACCATTGCTACCATTGTCATCATGAAATGACACGAGAATCGTTCAGTATTGAACACAAGACGCCTTGGCTGGACAGCGACGACCCTCTAGGGATGTTTTTTGATTTAGAGAATATCTCGTTCAGTCACCAATCCTGTAATTATGGAATGGCTAGAGCGAAGGAAGATATGAGGGATTAGGAATTTAACTCCCCGCCCCTCTCCCGGTCTTCTAAACCGGTCCCTTAAAAAGAGGATGGATGGTTCGTGGTTCAATTCCACCGGGGAGTTCCATTTATGAGGGAGCCATATGGCTAAAGGAAAAAGCATAGAAGTACATGACGAGGAAATAAGAGACCTTGTAGCAGCCTCTCAAAATGATGAAACATCTCATTTGACAGCTAAACAACAAGCTCTTATCAGTGCGTATATGGACCCTGATTCCCCTACTCAGTTTAAAAAGGGGGCCTCGCTGAAGGCAGCGGGGTATGCTCCCTCCGTATCTTGGGCGCAAACTTTCCCTTCGATTAGAGATCATATCATTGATCGCACGAAGGATATCCTTGCTGAGTCTGCCCCTGAAGCTGCTAGTATTCTTGTGGATTACATCCGTGATCCTGAGAATGTAGCAGGAGGAAGGGACAGGTTACATGCCATTCAGTTGTTGTTTGATCGCGCTGGCGTAATTAAAGAGGAGAGGATTGATGTAAAGGTAGAACATAGTTCTGTCTTTGTTCTCCCTCCTAAAAAACAACAGGAAGCTGTTGATCTTGACTTTGAAGAAATAAATGAAGCCAACCCGGAAAAGAAATAATCCCCCAACTCTGGCGATGACAGAGAAACTCCTGAAACGAATAGAATCAGGAAGGTCTGTTGTCAAGTTTCATCCTAAACGGAGACTTTCAGAGAAAACTAAAATTGCTTGGGGTTACAAGCCTAATAAGGAAGACCCTCTTACTCTAGACCCTATTCCAGAGCATCTCATTTTGTTGTTCAAGGCTCAGGAGTACCTTTTTAAGAGCTCTTATGCAGAGGTCAGTCGATGGTTGGAGGCAATGACAGGAGTACCTATCTCTCCTTACACGTTGAGGAAACTCCTTATTACAGACTACCTGTTTCAAGAGTGTTATGAACTTAAAGATATTCCTTCCAAAAAGTCGAAGAAAAAGCCCAGCTTAATCGTTAAAGAATCTGACCCTGTTCCGAAACAAGAGAAGACCAAAAAATTTAAGACCATTGCACAGAAGGTTGAAGAAGCAGAGACGAAAGAAGACAAACAACTTGTCTTAGCAGAGTATGAAGTAGAAAAGTCAAAAGCTCGTCAACGAATATTACAAAATAAGGTTGACAAGCTAAAAAAGAAGACTCAAGGGGACGATCAAGAAGCCCCGATTGAGGGACTACCGGAGGAAAGTGAAGCCTCAGATGACGGGGATACATCGGAAGAAACTGTACAAGACCCGACAGACATCATTTGGCGACCAAATCCGGGACCTCAAACTGAATTTCTTGAATCAGACGTAAATGAACTCTTCTTCGGTGGAGCAAGAGGGGGCTCTAAATCAGAAGCTCTGGTTGCCGACCCATTACGTTATTGTGGCTCGGGAGCCTTTCGAGGACTTCTTATAAGAAAGAGGTTGAAGGACTTACGAGAAATCATTTCTAGGGCCAAGGTACTCTATCCTAAAGCCTTTCCCGGTACGCGCTTTTTAAAACAAGAGAGTATGTTTGTGTTCCCGTCTGGCGCTACGTTGGAGTTTGGTTATGCAGAAAATGATTCAGATATTGAACAATATCAAGGACAAGAATATGCTTGGATCGGAATTGACGAGTTACCTCAGTTTAAGGACCCAGAGGTTTATTCGTTGTTGAGAGGATCGTGCCGAACTACTGACTCTTCTCTTCTTTCTGTTGGTCTCCCAATGATGCGAATGACAGGGAATCCCGGTAATGTAGGTTCTCCTTGGGTGAAGCGAATGTTTATTGACCCTGCTCCCGCTGGGACAGTGTTTAACGTCCGTAGTAGCTTTGTAGACCCTCGGGATGGACGGAAGAGAGAGGTTGTTCTTACACGGCAGTTCATCCAATCTTCTGTATTCGATACACCACAGTTGCTACAGGATGAATCCTATCTGGCAACGCTGTCCTCCCTCCCAGAGCACAAGAAGCTTCAGTGGCTTTATGGTAACTGGGATGTTATTGAGAATGCTGCCTTCCCAGAGTTTGACAGAGAGGTACATGTAATTGAACCTTTTGAGATTCCGGTGAATTGGCCCAAGATTAGATGTACGGACTGGGGTTATTCCTCTCCGTTCTGTACTCTCTGGATTGCGTTCGACAAGAATGACACTGCATATGTCTACAGAGAGTATTACGGGCAGGGGATTTTAGCAGATGACTTTGCCCGTCGGATTTGTTTTCTTGAAAGAGAGGACTCAAACATTATTGATGCTGTTATTGATGGCTCCACAAACATCCGTCGTGGTGAATCAGGTCCAAGTATCTATGAAATGATTGAAAGGGAACTAGCAGAGATGGGTCATATTGGCAACAGGTTCGCTGACCGTTCCCCGGGGTCTCGTGAGGCAGGGAAGCAGGAACTCCACAAACGTCTTGCAATGCGCCCGACAGGGGCAAAAGACGATCAGGGAGAATTGGTTATAGAGCCGGGGCTATATATCTTTAATAACTGCTTAAACCTTGTTAGAACGATGCCTTTGCTAGAACCTGATGAAAATGACCCCGAAGTTGTTAGTAAGAAGAACTCAGAAGATCATGCCTATGATGCCTTGCATTATGGGCTCAGAAGTCGCCCAATGTCGGCTTTGGAATTCGCTCAACAGCGAAGAATGAATGAACGCAATCATCAGCCTATGATGATTGATCCGGTATTTGGATATTAGAAGGATTAAATAATGGCCGAAGGTTTTGACGATCAGGAAACAGCAGTCCTAGCAGGACAACCTGAAAACGATGAAGAGGCTATGGCCTTAACATCTCTCGCAAGCTCTATTAGTGAAAAGTACCAAGCTGCCAAGCGTAATCGTCTGGTAACAGAGCAGCGGTGGATGGCTGCTCACGATCAGTTCCGAGGAGTCTTTAAGGAAAACTTCACAGCAACTGAAAAGTCTAAAGCGACGATCAAGATTACAAAGACCAAGACCTTGGCGGGTTACGGACAGATCATTGATATTCTCTTTGGTCAAGGAAAGGTTCCTCTTGAAGTACAAGCGACAGAGAAGCCCACAGGCATCGCTAAAGAAATCACAATTACTGCGGAAGCTCAACAGGAAGGTCCTGAGATTGACCCAGAAGACCTCTCTATTTTTGGTTATGAAGGGGATGGGAAAGACCTCCAACCCGGTGATACAGTAGGGTCTCGTGTTGCTCGTATTGGAGAAGCTCTTAAACAGAAGCTGAAAGGTATTCCTGATGAACACATCACAGAAGACCCTTCGGCTGTTGGTATTAAGAAATCCCCAGCACAAGAAGCAGCCGAGGAGATGGACGAGACCATTCAGGATCAGCTTACAGAGGCTGACGCCCAGATTGAACTCCGAAAGTCCATGCTTCAAGCAGCTATTCTTGGTGCAGGGTGCATTAAAGGACCTTTCATTACTGAGAAGGAATATCCTAATTGGCGAGTTCCAGAAGTAGATGAAGGTCCAGAAGGAGAGCTCCTCCCTCGTGAGTATGACCCAATCTTTAAGATTGTTCCTGATCTTGAATATAGGTCTGTATGGGATATCTACCCTGATCCTAATTGTACGACAGCTTATGATGCCGAGTACATTATTGACAGACACTTGATGTCTGCATCCCAAATTCGCCTGTTGAAGAAACAGCCCGGATTCATTGCGGATCAGATTGATGAAGCTATCTCTACTGCTTCAAATTATGTTGCAGAGTGGTGGGAGCATAATCTTCGTGAG